TTTATTATTTTTAACTTGATTGTTAAAAAATAGATGGTTACCAGTAGGCCAAGTTGGTTACCAGCAAAACGCTGTTTTTGACTACTTATCCGGTAGCCTATAGCATCTTTGTTTTCCATAATTCACGTCTCTTACCGTGCTTTTTTTCCATCCCTTCATCTGCTTAATTATCTTGTTATACCTATTCGATTCCTGCTTCTTTAGACTGCTTATTTCAAGCCTAAGCATCTCGCAATGGATATTCTGTGCAGACAGATAAGGCATAGGCATAAGCGGAGAATCCTCCTTATCCTGCTCTCCTCTTTCCAGCTTATCCAAGTACATTCGTCTGCCCATAAGGTCCATTTCCAGCCAGTTACTAGGAACCATAATCTCAGAAAATCTCTCTACCAAAGACTCATAAGGATCCTTTTCAGAATACTCCTCATGCATCTTTGCAAGGGTTTCACTGCTTTCTTTGGAAAGAACCTGGTACTCCAGTTCGTCATAGTTTCCCTCACATAGGCTCACACCGAAGCAAACCTCTGCCCATATCTGGTCTACTTCCTGCTCCGTAAGGTCTTTCCAAATATCCTTCTTTACCCTGTCCGCATCTACCGGTAAAGGATAAAATCTACGGTTTCCGGTGGTATCTTTCAAAAACTCATCTTCATTACTGGTGCCAAAGAAAACGCATTTTCTAGGGTGCTCCTTGCTTCGCCTAGCATAAGACTCTCTGTAGTTCGAGCTTCTCGTTGATAAGAACTGCTTGATTTCCGTAGACTCCTGCCGATTCAAGGCTGTAAGCTCTGAAACCTCTACAATCCACTTTCCGGCGATCGTGTCCTCCGCTTCCTTACCGCTGAACTTCACTAGGGAATCGGTAAACCACTCCTTCCCAAGCTTCTTAAGAATCGTACTCTTTCCTATGCCCTGCGCTCCTACTAGGATAAGCATATTGTCATACTTAGCACCGAACTTAAGGGCTCTGATAACACAAGCTTCTAAGGTCTTCCTTGTAATTTCTCTTGTGTACTTACAGTCCTCCGCTCCTAAGTAGTCGATAAATAGCGTTTCTACTCGGCTCTTGTTGTCCCAGCTTAAGGCTTTCAAGTAATCTGCTACCACATTGATTCGGTGGTCCTTAAAGACCAGGGAGAGGGCTGCATTCGCCTTCTTCTCGTGGTGTATCTTGTAGAAAAGCTCCAAGTACCAAAACAAGCCGTTATCATCCTCATCAGTCCACTCATGATTGCCGCTTTTATCCCAGGGCACTGCCCCGCCGCAAAACTTCTTATCGGTAAAGGAGTCAGAGTAAATCTTTCCCTTTAGGTTATGATCGTTCTCCATAACCTTCTTGAAGTTATCAATAGTTGGAAGAACTCGCCCTTCTTCATTAACTAAAAGCTTATTCATCCACTCCGTATCTACTTCACCCTTAGCTACCTTTTCAATCTCCCCCTTAGAGTGCTCGCTGTCGTCTTCCTCAAAGGCTTTCTGTGCTTCTAGGATTCGCTCCTCATGTAAGCACTTCATAGCCTCGGAGTCGGACATAACGAGCTTCTCCATCTCTTTAAAAGACGGCCTATTGCTCTCCAGCATGGTGCTCCGGACACCGTCGTCTAAATCCCCGAACTTGTGAATGCGCACTAAGTCAAAGGCATTTACAAGGATTCCGCTGCATGGATCTGTAGCATGATGAGAATAAAGAAAAGTGTCATGGTCATAGAGCACCGCTCCTCCGGTGGTAGAGCCATCGGCATAAGTCCAGCGGTCTGCCTTATCGGTTGGGACATAAATCCCTTTAAGGAATTTAGCTATCGCCGATGGAATATCATAGGTCTTACAGAAAGCGCCTATAAGACCGTTCTTCTCTAAAGGGTTCCCTTGCTTAGCAATGTGCTTCCTGATAAGAAGATTTTCGGTCTTACAAGTCGGCCACTCTGACACATTTTGCCAGTCGTGGTACAGGCCTAAGACTTCATCCTTCTTAACCGGCTCCCCCGTAAAGACTTTGAATAGATAGTCCGCGCCTTTACAGATAGAGGGGAAGTACATCAAACGGTTTGCTTCAAAGGTAGTCGGATCCGCATAATCTATTCCTATTTGGCTTGCCAGCATTCTGGCTAAAGGCTCGTACTCCTCAACGCTTGAAGGCTCCGCCAATGGAAAAAGGATTCTAAGCCTCGGCTTATCCTTTGTGTGCTTTCTGGTGCTGTAGAGTAAAGCAGCATAACCAAGCTTCTCTACAGCCTCCAAAATACCGTCTAAGTCAGTTCCGGGGATATTATCAAGGTCAAGGGTTACAAGTTCCCGGCTTACGACATCTGTAGCCTTTCTTGTTGCGCCTTTCAGCGTTCCTCCTACGAAACCGCCTACGTCCTTTAATTCGTCTTGCTTATCCTTAGGCAAGGCCATATATTCCGAAAAGCTTTCCGTCCCTTCCTTAGGAGTAGCGAATAAGGTGGTAAAATCATTCCAGCTGTATTCTTTTTCTTTCCATTGCTTAGACTTTCTGTTGTTCGCAATGGAGACTTTAATCTTTCTGATAGAACTGTCCACTGAATCCCGCCCCTTTCAAAATTAGTCCTTTAGCCCATGGTATAGGCTCTGCCATAATGCTGCATAACTCTTCTACTGTTAAATCCATTCCGGCATCCACAATCACTTCATCATGGACATGAAAAACGATTCGGTAGCCTTTACTTGTTATCCTGTCCAGTGTTTCGCAAAGGCAGTCCCTCGCTATGCCCTGGACAATGTTCTCTACCAACTTTCCTCCGAAGGTGCTGGATTCTTCCCACTTCTTTGTAGTTTGGTTCTGTGTGTAAAAATATAAGGACTCCCTTCCAAACTGGTTTAAACCGATGTACGGCTTACAGTAGAAAAGCTTCCTTTTGCTCGGCAGTTCTATAGTAAGGAATCTTAAGCCGTTCTTTAGATCCTGTTCCATACGAAAGATTAAGTCATTCACTTGCCTTGCCCTTCCGTCTCGCACGGTTCTTAGAGCATAGCTTCCAACAGCAGACCATAAAGCTACAATCCTTTGGTTGGCGTCTCTCCATCTGTCCACAATTTCCGGAAGTTCCTCTTCTGAAAGCCCCATCTTTAAAGCTCCCATAGAGATTAGAGCGTTCGTCCCTCCCTGATAGCCCAGTGCCAAAGTCGCAACCTTACCCTTCTGCCGGAGAGCGTATTCCGGATTTCCTTTACTGATCTTCTCAATAGGAACATGGAACATCTGAGAAGCCGTTGCTTCATAAATCTTTCCATGTGTCGCAAAAACCTCCTGCACCCATGTTTCCTTTGCAAGCCAGGCGATAACTCTTGCCTCGATTGCTGAGAAGTCCGCTACAACAAACTGATTGCCTGTACTCGGAATAAAAGCTGTTCTAATAAGCTGAGATAAAGTATCCGGAATACTGTCGAAAAGAAGCTTTAAAGTTTCGTAGTCCTGCCTTTTTACGCAATCTCTAGTTTCTGCCAAGGGTTCTAAGTAGTTTCTAGGAAGATTTTGCATCTGCACAAGCCTACCGCTAAAGCGCCCTGTTTTACTGGCCCCATAGAATTGGGAGATACCTCTTACCCTATCCCCCTCTCCTATGGTGTTCGCCATGGCTTCGTACTTCTTAACGGATGTCTTTCCTAGCTGCTGCCTAATCTCTAATATCCTTCGCACCTTTAGGGGTAAATCTTCTTTCAATGCGCTTTCTATCGTCGCTTTCTGGGTATTCTCTAAAGGATATCCCTGTGCATTTACCCAATTAAGTAATTGGGTGGGGCTGTTAGGGTTCTCAAGCTGCGTAATCCTTACAGCCTCATTTAGAAGCTCCTCTTCGCACCGCTCTTGAATCTTTATTGCGCCGTTTACAAGCTCTGTATCTACTTTTACGCCGTAGGCGTTCATAGTGATATCCTGTCTCCAGCGCTCCCACTCAATCTCCGGAACGGGGAATCCTGAAAGCCGACTCTCTATCTCCATTTCTGAAATAACGTCTTGCCGGTTATACTCTTTAAAAGCTTTCCACTTTACAGCATCCGGCTTATAAGGCTTTACACAGAAATACCGGATTAGTTGTTTACCTACAGCGGACTTCTTTTTGTCCTCCGGAATCCCTAGGGCTTCTCCGGTATTTGCAAGTCCTGCAGGAAAGCTTAAATACATTGCGTGAACCATAGTGCATTGCCACTGATCAAGTGGAGTCTTTATGCCGGCACGGTTTAAGCAGTACCACTCAAAAGCCGCATTGTAGGCGTGCTTTATAACTTCCATATCCTGTAAAGCGGTTAAAATAAAATGGGGAATTTCTTCCCCATTCTCCAGGTCAACGACTTGCGCTTCTTCTCCGTCAAAGGAATAGGCAAAAAGCATGATTCTAAACTGCTCTGATTGTGCATAGCGATAAGCTCCGGCCTTTTGGATATCTATATCCGAAAAAGTCTCTATATCAATGCTTAAATGCCTCATTGCCCCTCCTATCCAAACATATCGTCTAAGTTATCATCTTCTACAAAGTCATCTCCGAAAGCTTCATCCACAGATACTCTGGTACCGCCTAAGGGCTCTCCGTCTCTAATCTTCTGAATGGCGTTTAGTCCGCAAGCAATTCCCTTGTTTCCGTTTGTGTTATAAGCGTAAAAACTGATATTTGCTCTTGCATAGCATCCGGAATAAACTTCTGACTGGTCTAAGATCTCCTGTCTGTGTCTATCTACTACCTTTGGCGGATAAGAAGGATTAGCCTTGGCATTGATAAGATAGTGTCCGTGGCACTCCTCTCCGTAAGGCTCTCCGTCTGTAGGTCTTACGCCGTCTCCGTCCTGCAGAGGGCTTGTAAGCTTCGCAGGAATCTTTCCTTGGAACTTATTATCCTTTCCTAATACCGTGGCTTCCTTAATGGCTGCTTCGATAGCAGCGATAGTCTTGGTATCGGACTTAGGAATCAAAAGCATAGCGCTGTACTTAAGGTTTCCTGATGGATCCGCAGATGGCTCAAAAACATTTACATAAGAAAGTCTTACTTCTCCGGTGGTGATTACTGTACTCATAATTAATTCTCTCCTTCATCATTAAACATAGTTTCTACACTGTTATATGCCGGTCTTTCGTCCGACTCTAAAGTAAGGGTTGGCTTACCTTTAGATTTGGTTACATACTTCTCCGCTATAGGCTTAAATCGCTTCTTTCCTAGAAGCTTCTCTACCTTTGTTAGAGTAAGCGGAACGGTTTCAAATAGTTCTTCTTCCTTAGCTTCCTCGCTATCTACAATGTAC